ATTGAGAACAGTATTTCTGAAAAGAAAGATTATCTTATTAATATAGCTAATACTATTCAGAAGAACAATTCTGAAATATCTGGTTATCAGAATGACATTGAAAGCGGAACGAGAGAAAGAAACAGGCTTGCTGATGTTTGGAAGAAGATTAAAGAAGAAAAATTCAATGACAATACAGCAATTTGCCCTACTTGCCGCAGAGAACTGCCAGCAGAAGAAATTGAAAGCCTTAGAAGTTCATTTGAAAAGACAAAGGCTGACAGGCTGGCAAAGGTTGAAAAAGACGGATTAGAAGTTAAGGCAGATGTTGATAATGCAAGAGATATGATACCAAGGCTGGAAAAATGTAACGAAGAAAATATTGCTAATCAGCAGAAGTTGGAAGAAGAAGTTGCAGACCTTGAAAAGCAGTTATCAGAGTTACCACAGGAAATTGATGTATCAGCTACAGAAGAATACAAGGTGCTCGAACAGCAGATAGCTGAAAAGGAACAGGCTATGCACAAGGCTAATGATATTTCGGCAGTTAAGGCAGAATTAAAGGCACAGGAAACAGCTTTAAGGCAGCAGTTAGCAGAATGTGAAAGCCAGATTGCAAAGTCTGATACGGCAGCAGACGAACAGCGACTTGAAGAATTAAAGCAGACAAGGGTTGATTCTGAACAGAATAAGGCTAATGCCGAGAAAATCCTTGATTTACTTGACAAACTGGATAAGGCAAAGAATGAAGCCTTGACAGAAGCGGTAAACAGCCACTTTGGGTTAGTTAAGTGGCAGTTATTTGAATATGCTAAGAATGGCAATTACAAAAGTTGCTGCATACCTACTGTTGACGGAAAGAGCATTTTAACAACTATGTCTAACAAGGGTAACAGGATTTTAGGCAGAGTTGATATTTGTAATTCTATTCAGAAAATTAGTGGCATATCAGTGCCTATTATTTTAGACGATAGTGAGAGTTTAGATGAAGATAATCAGAAAAAAGTTGCTGAAATGGTAGATAGCCAGTTGATTATGCTGATTGTTAATGATAGTGAGAAATTAGAGATTGTGGAGGGATAATATGACTTCTATATTAGAACGCTCATTCAATTTCAATGGCTTTAACTGTTATGTGATAATGCGGCATATGGGCGACAACTGTTACAGATGTGGATATGTGCAGGTTTCCAAAAGGTTGCCTATCAATACAGCAAGTATAAATTGCCACGGCGGCATTACATATGCAAACAAAGAAGCACCTAGTCCGCTTGAAATTGATGATAAAAACAAGTGGTACATTGGATTTGATTGTGCTCACGCATTTGATACTACGGATTTTTGGACTGTAAGCAGGGTTAGCAACGAATTAAGACAGATTGTCGGTCAGATTTTAAGTGGAGAAAGGTAGGAAAGTAATTATGGCAGAGAATACACAGTTAGTTGAATATGAATCAAATGGAGAAATGGTAAAAATTTCTCCAACAATGATAAGAAGATATCTTGTAAATGGCGGCGGTAATGTATCTGACGGAGAAGTAATGATGTTTATGTCATTATGCAGATACCAGCACTTAAATCCGTTTTTGAGAGAAGCATACCTTATTAAGTACGGAAGTAACGACCCAGCCACAATAGTTACCGGAAAAGATGTTTTCACAAAGAGAGCCAATGCAGACCCACGATATAAGGGAAAGAAAGCAGGAATCGTTGTAATTAAAAAGGACGGAACAGTTGAAGAACGAGAGGGAACAATGGTTTTACCTAACGAAACTATCGTAGGCGGCTGGGCGAAAATCTTTATCGACGGAAAAGAGGACGAGTATCAGTCAGTAGGCTTTGATGAGTATGCAGGAAGAAAAAAAGACGGCTCGCTCAATAGTCAATGGGCGAAAAAACCAGCTACAATGATTAGAAAAGTAGCTGTTGTACAGGCTTTGAGAGAAGCTTTCCCGGACAGATTTCAAGGGTTATATGCGCAGGAAGAATTTCAGAATATATCAGATGTGAAACTTGATACAGAAAAGGTTGTTGCTGATGAGATTAAAGAAAACGCAAACAGCGTTGATTTTGAAGAAAGCGACATTATCGAGGGCACAGCCACGGAAGTAACCGAAGAACAGGCAGAAGATAACACATTACCGCCATTTATGCAGGCAGAATAGGAGATTGAGTATGAGAATAATTTCGCAGGACGGAGCATTAGATGTTCCATATAATGATTATCAATTATTTGTTATTGGTGCTAAATATGATGCAAAAGTAGCACGTATATATTGCCAAAACTCATACGCACCAAGTGTAAAAATTGCTGAATACTCAACCAACGCAAAGGCACTTAAGGCTATGGAAATGCTTAGAAAAGTGTATGAAAATAATGTGTTTTATCATTGCACAGCCAGTTCAAAGCGCTTTGAAGAAGTACAGCGTATTTTGAGTGAGGAACAATTCCGGAAAGCTACAACAGAGTACTTTCAGTTTCCACAGGATGATGAAATCGAGGTGTGAGTATGAAATTAAAATGCTTAGGCTCATCGTCAGCCGGTAATTGCTATCTGCTAACTTCCAACAGTAGAGAAACACTTATCCTTGATTGCGGAATACCGATTAAGGAGATTAAAAAAGGCTTGAATTGGAATATAAGGGGGATTAAGGGTGTGATTATAAGTCACGCCCACCTCTAGACCATAGCAAGTCATTAAACGATTTTGAGCCAATGGGAATACCGATACTTGCCCCATATTTAGGCGATAGCTGTAAGTCAATGAACATGGGCGAGTTTACAGTAAAATCCTTTGATTTAACGACAATAGACGGAAGTTGGACGCACACAGACGCAAACGGCGAACCTTGCCCGATATACGGCTTCCTGATTACTCACAAGGAAATGGGAAGAATGCTTTACATAACCGATTGTGAATTAATCAAGTGGAGATTTAAAGACATAAACCACATTCTCTTAGGTGTGAATTATGACAAGGACTTAATCGACAGGGATAACACAGGCAAAGCCAATCACGTATTCAGAGGTCATTTATCTATTGACACAGCTTGCGATTTTGTCAAAGCAAATTATTCAAATAGCTTGCAGAACGTCATAATGTGCCATCTATCAGCAGAAAATTCTGATAGAGATAGTTTCATTGAGAAGATGAAAAAAGTTGCTTATGGGGCGAATGTGGATGTTGCGGAGCGTGGCAAGGAATGGGTTTTAAGGAAGGGAGATGAATGCCCGTTTTGATTAGTTGGGATATAGTTACAAAGTTAATGAATTGTTTTCCTAATAGCGTTATAAACCACAACGCAGAGTTTATAGCACATATTAAAAGCAATACATATTTCGGATTAAAAGATTGTGAAAATGAAACAGATGTAAAGTGCAAAATGCTGGAATGGCTATCAAGACCCGCACACAAGACAGAACCATATAGCACTAAACGAAGCAATGATAAATTTCACAGATTTATACTTAGTGGTGTAAATCAGTTTTTGGAAACCGACTTTACCGAGGAAGACATGGAGCAGATTTATACATATCTTGGAAATAGGTGCAACCATGCCAAAACATTGAAGTTTATTGAAAGTGGGTATGATATGTCGGTTTTGAAAGATTAAAAAATCCTAATGAGTGCCCTTTTTAGAAAGGAGCAGTAATGGAGAGATTAACTATGAAAACAGAAGATGGTTACGAAAGAGTAAGCATATGGACGAAAAATCAGCAATTGATTGACAAGTTAGCATATTATGAAGATTTAGAGGAACAAGACAGACTTATTAAATTGCCTTGCAAAGATGTGTATTTTGACGCTGCTATAAAGTACTCTAAACATGCACTGGTTACAATGAAATCCATAAGGGAACTTACGATATATGAGATTGAGAATATTGATAAGAATGGCTGCAAATATTTTTCTACAGAAGAAAAAGCAGAAGCAAAACTAAGAGAGTTGAGAAGCAGAAAGGAGTAGCAATGGAGAGATTAACAGATAAGATAGGTAATACATATTGCGTTAAGGGCTGTGGTTCAAATTGCAAATATGGATTTGAGTATTGTAGTAAAGAAGATTGGGAAAATTGCGAAACAATTGCTGATGTTATTGACAAACTTGCTGATTATGAGGAATTAGAAGAACAGGGCAGACTTGTTAAATTGCCTTGTAAGGTGGGAGATACAGTTTATTGTATTTTCAGCAGATACACTAAATGCACATTTAACAATGAGGAATTCGACGAATATAGTTGCCAAGGGTGTGAGTATGAGTGTGACAGCAAAAAAGAAAATTATGTGCAAGGCATGATAGCATATAGCCTTGATTGGATTGTAACAAATTTGAAGAAATTCGGTAAAACAGCATTCCTCACAAAATCAGAATCCGAAGCAAAACTGAAAGAATTGAGAGGTGGAGAAGATGAGTGATAAGCAGAGCAATCTCACAGATAAAGAAATGGAAGATTTACAGAGCATAGTAACTGACACATTAGCAAGCGTATGTGCTATGGCAGACAAGCATAACATTGATAGAGATAGTATGCTGAAATACTTTTCTGATATGCTCACAGCTTTTACAGAAGTGGCAAGCATACAGAATTATGAAACTAACCACACTTGCAACTGCCAGCACAACAGCAATTCAAGGGATAATGAGCCTTGTTGCAGATGTGATAGCAGAAACACCAATGCCGACAGAATAAGGAATATGTCGGATGAAGAGTTAGCAGAGTTTCTTATAACTTTTAAGAACACATTCGGCGAAGAATACGAGGGAGAAGCTAGTTGTATGGAATGGCTTCAATCAGAAGCGAAAGAAACCGCAACAAATATGGAAAACTTAGATGTAAGGAGATAATAACTATGAATCCCAAATGGAGTGAGGAGGAAGTCCTTTTATTAAAAGATAAATATTCTCGCTTAACAAATGATGAATTAATCGCCTTATTTCCTAATAAAACATTTTTGGCAATCTATAAAAAAGCTTATTCACTTAATTTAAAGAGAGATGAAGAAATTGAGTTTTTGAACAGGTCAAAAGCCAAAAGTGGTAAAAATGCTAGTAATTGGAATGGCGGCGTTAGGAAAACAAGAAAAGGATACGTTCAAATATTAATGCCAGAACATAAAAGAGCAGATAAAGGTGGGTACGTTATGGAACATATCGTAGTTTATGAAAAAGCCACAGGAATAGAAGTGCCACGAAATTGTTGCATACATCATTTGAACGGGATAAAAAATGATAACAGAATTGAAAATTTATGTATGATGACAAATTCAGCACACACAATATATCATCATACAGGGCAAAAAAGAAGTGAAGAAACTAGAAAACGAATTTCAGAAAGCAAGAGGAAAAAATATGAATAAAGTGATAATTTCGGGGAGAGTTGTTAGGGATGCTGATGTTAGATATTCACAGACAGCAAACGGAAGTATGGCAGTAGCAAGGTATACATTAGCTGTTGACAGAGCTTTTAAGAAAGAGGGCGAACAGGCAGCGGACTTTATTTCCTGCGTAGCATTCGGCAAGAATGGAGAGTTCGCAGAGAAGTATTTGCACCAGGGAACTAAGATTATCGTTGAGGGTAGATGGCAGACAGGCAACTACACTAACAAGGACGGACAGAAAGTCTACACTAATGATTGTGTTGTTGAAAGACACGAATTTTGCGAAAGTCGTGCTAATCAGCAGAACAATAATAGCAATGGAATTATGGGCGGTAATGCTAGTTCAGACAGCTTTATGTCAATTCCAGATAGCGTAGCTGACGAGGGATTACCATTTAATTAAAGAGGTGTGAGTATGACAGAGAATGAAGCAATAAGAGAGGTAAGATTTAATATGTCAACAATAGGATTGAGTGACAAAGCTGCTAAAAGAGTTGTTGAAGCAAGAAATATGGCAATCAAGGCACTTGAAACAATCAAGAAGCTATCTGACCGCAAAATGACAGTAGAAGTCCTTGAAAACTATATGCAGTTTGAAGATGAATGTGTTAAGAAAGGCTTTACATTTAAGAGTGCGATTGAAGCTAGAGAAAAGCAGATACCGAAGAAGCCAACCTATGAGGGCGATGGATATGCCCCAGACGGAACGCTTGTATATGATACTTGGATTTGCCCTTGCTGTGATAAGAGATATGAGGTTGATTATGATGATTATGATTACTGCCCGAACTGTGGTCAAAAATTAGATTTAGACAGGGATGAACAACCAACGGCTTTTAGTATGAGAGCTAAACCTATTGATAATTTTGTAAATCCTTTTGAAACAAAGGCAGGTGGAATTAATGGATAGAGATTGCAATAAATGTATACATCATACTACAGGAACTTGCAGTACTTTTAACTGTGAGTTTGTAACAGCTGATAATGTAAGAAATAAGGCTATTGACGATTTTGCAAAAGCTGTTGAAGATGCAGGGCTTATCTTTGTTGATGATATGTTTAAGCTAGAAGAGCTTGCGGAACAGCTAAAGGCAGGTGATAACAGTTGAATTATCAGAACATAGCGAGAGCCAAGGCAATAGAGAAAAGCAATAAGCAAAGGCTACTAAAGATAAATCCGCAACTTGATGACAAGAGTGGCATTTACTTTTTAACAAGAGTTGACGAGAATAGCATTCCTTATTTTTACATCGGGCAAGCACTACACCTATCGCAGAGGATGTGTGGACACCTTGTAGGGTATCAGCACATAGATTTATCAATCAAGAAAAGAGGATTTTATAGCAAAGATAATCCTTATGGTTGGAAACTAAACTTTATTCATTACCCAGAAAACGAGCTTGATAAATGGGAACAGTACTGGATTTTGGAGTACACAAAAAAAGGTTATCAGTGCCGCTATAACAAAACCGCTGGCGGTCAAGGAGAGGGCAAAGAGAAGATAAATGAATTTAGACCCTCTAAGGGCTACAGGGACGGCATACAGCAAGGTAAAAAGGTGTTAGCTAGGGAATTATCATCTATCGCAGAAAAGCACCTTACAATCCGCTTAAAGCCCGAAAAAGAGCATAACAAGGTATCGCAGAAGCAGTATGAGAAGTTTATGGATTTATTGAAAGTAGGTGAAAACAATCAATAAAGATTATGATTGCCATTGTTGGAACGATTATCCCAACGAGAACCATAAATACTATGGATGTTCAGATACACCGAAAAAGAGTGGCAAATGGAAATGTGTTGATTGTTACGAATATGTTGGCAAGTCTAAGTTTGGGGCAACGCATTGTAGAAAGAAAGTGGGTGATTTAGAATGAGAATTTTGAGCAGTAAAGATTATTCTTGGCTTATGGACCGAATAGAAACTCTTTCCAATGAAAATGAAAGATTGCAGATGAAATTTGATGAAATAACAAAAGAACAGCCTAATGATTGCAAAAGCAATGAAGGAAGTGGCTTTTGCAGTATTTGCAAATTTGGCTATTTGAGAACAAGAAATCCGTTTGGGGCAGATTTTTATGCTTGCAGTAAAGCAGTGTCTTGTGAAGATTTTAAGAGAAAAGAAGATAACTAACTAAAAATCAAAGAAAGGAATAGGAGTGCGCACATAAAACCGAGGTTTCCTTTTGGTAGATTTAGAATGAAAGAAAAAGTAAAAATTTTTAATGATGATTTTTTAAATGTTGTTAAAAATATAGCTGATGAAAGCATTGATTTAATTGTTACCGACCCACCATACCCAACAACATCTAGGGGAAATGCAGGAAACAGTGGTGGAATGTTTCAAAAGAAGATAAATAAACAAGGAAAAGTTTTTAATTATAACAATATAGATTGCGATATGTATGCATCTGAATTTTACCGTATATTAAAAAATGGTAGCCATTGTTATGTTATGACTAATCATATTAATCTTATAAAAATGCTTAACAGTTTTACGAATTTAAGAACAGAGGACGAAAAAAAAGAATGGTATTAAGCAATACGGATTTCATTTTATTAAGTCTTTAATTTGGAACAAGGGAAATAAAATTATGGGGCAATTTTATATGTCGCAATTTGAATATATCCTCTTTTTTAGAAAAGGGAAAGGGGTAAAAATAAATAATTGCGGCACAAGCGATATATTGTCGATTCCCAATATAAAAAGAAAAGATGCAAATGGTAAAAATCTCCACGATACCGAAAAGCCAGTAGAGCTGATGAAAATATTAATTGAGAATTCATCATTAGAAAATCAGATTGTTTTAGACCCTTTTATGGGGATAGGTTCTACCGGAATTGCTTGTTTACAAGCAAATAGAAAATTCATAGGAATTGAGATTGATGAAAAGTATTTTAATATAGCAAAGAATGAAATGCTCGTATTTGAAAAGGACAATCAAATGAATATAAGTGATTTTATAGGAGACACATTATGAAAGTACATTGTTTATTTGAACAGTCAGGCACATTCAAGAATGCTTTCAAGAAGTATGGAATTGAAGCCTATGACTATGATATTCAGAATGAATTTGACGAAACCGACTATGTTACTGACCTTTTTAAAGAGATAGAGGGGGGGTATCAAGGTAAGCCAAGTTTGTTTGATAAGATAGGCCCTGATGATTTGATATTTGCGTTTTTTCCTTGCACTTATTTTTCAGACCAAAGCCCTAGGCATTTATGCTGCACAGCTTATCAATATAAGAATTACACTATTGAGCAAAAATGTGAGGTGTCAATGAAAAGACATAGGCAGTTAAGTTTGTTCTATGAGATACTTAACAAATTTGTTATTGTCTGTCAAAGAAAACATCTAAGGCTGATTATAGAAAATCCATTGAGCACTAGCGGAATGCATTATTTAACACATTTTTGGTGCTTAAAGCCCAATGTCATCGACAAAGACAGGACATTGAACGGAGATTACTATAAAAAGCCTACGCAATATTGGTTCATTGGTTTACAACCTAAGAATAATCTTATTTTTGAACCATTAGAGGTAGTTGAGGTTATGAAACAAAGATATGTTACAAGCGATAATCCATTGGGAGTAGACAGAAAAACAGCAAGGTCAATGATACACCCACAGTACGCAGATAGATTTATTAGGCAATATATTCTTGATGAGGAAATATGGAGAGGTAAATAATGAAAGACAAAACAAAGCAGGAAATACAGATTTTACTTGACCTACTCAAAGGCAGCCTTACAAGAAATGGTGTAAGTATGGCAACCGACAATAGTGGCAACTTGATGTTCTTTGATACAACAGCTTACATCAAGAGTAAAGGCAAGGAATTTGACGGATTTAGAGTTAATATCAACGATTTAGTGAAGTAACAATGCGACAGAACTTGAAGAGGTAATTATGGCAGGCAATTTTATTAAAATTGACAGAAAGATTTTAAAGTGGGAATGGTGGAGCGATATTAATACATTCAGACTTTTTATGTATATGTTGATAAGTGCCTATTGGAAAGACGGAAATTACAAAGGTAAGATAATTGAAAGAGGGTCTTTCCCCTCTTCAATATCTGAATTATCAAAAGAAACTAATTTGTCTGTAATGGAAATTCGTACCTCGCTAAAACACTTACAATTAACAGGCGAAATAACAAGCAAAGCAACAAACAAATTCACGATATTTACTGTAGTTAACTACAATTTGTATCAAACGGATAACAAGCAAGATAACAAACAAATAACAAGCAACTTAACAAACAATCAACAAACAGATAACATTCTATTAACAAACTCTATATTAAAAGAAAGTAAGAATAAAAGAACAGAAGAAGTTAAAGAAGATAAGAATACAGAAAAAGATATTACTAACGTAATATCCAAAAAGAAAAGTTATTACCCAGATGATGAATTACTTGATGAAGCATTTAATGAGTATGTGACAATGCGTAAGAGAATTAAAAAACCTATATGCACTGACAAGGCATTGCATAGGGCTATGAATACCCTTGAAAAGCTATCAGGCGGAGATAATGACTTAGCCATTAAAATTCTTAATCAGTCAGTAGACCATTGCTGGCAAGGCTTGTTCGAGTTGAAAGAAGATAATTCTAATAAACAAGGCAATCAGAATTTCAATAAGGGTGCTATTGATTGGGATAATGTGTAAAGGAGAAAAATTATGTATTCAGATACAATTTACGAAATCACAGTTAATGATAGTGAAAGAGCAGTTATTGAAGATATATTAAATATATTAGATAATTGCCCTATTGATTTGGGTAATTGTGATTATGTGGATATTTTTAGAAGCATAGCAAATAAAAGTTCAAATGTAGATGCAGATGGCGTCAAAATTTTATATGAATCAGGAGGTAGCAACGCTTGACAAGAGAAGAAACAGTTAAAATCATTCGCATTATGTGTGATTGCTACCCTAACTACAAGCCTAACAACCTATCAGAGACGGTAGATGTGTGGAATATGATGTTAGAAAATTACAGTTATGAACAAGTATCAGTTGCACTTAAAGCATACATCAGTTCTGATACAAGCGGATTTGCCCCAAGTATAGGACAGTTGATAGGTAAAATACAGACTATATCACAGCCGCAAGAACTTGACGGAATGACAGCTTGGGGATTAGTCAGTAAAGCATTAAGGAACGGCACATATGGGGCAATTGAAGAATTTAACAAGCTGCCACCATTAGTCAGACAAGCGGTTGGTATGCCAGATAACCTTAAAAACTGGGCGACATCAGATTATCAGACGATTGAAACAGTAATACAATCAAATTTTCTAAGAACTTACGAAACAGCTGTTAAGCGTGCGAATGAAATAAATCGTATGCCGGACAATATTAAATCACTTATCGAAAAGACGAATGCAAATTCGTATAAGGCTCAAATCGAGCAAAAATTCCAAAGAGATATAAATACATTACAAATTAAAGAAAATGCCCTTATCGGTCAAAATACAAACGCAGAAGAATATATTGAAGCACCTAAAGAAGTACAAAATAGAATTTACAGAATGAGAGGTTGATTTTTAGTGGAAACAACGCCAATTAGTCCACAGAAGAAATTATATAATTATCGCCGAGATAATGGATTGTGTCCTAAATGTGGCAAGCCACTTGATAGAAAAGGCTTTTATTGCGAAGAATGTAAAGAAAAGCATACAGCTTATCAAAGAGAAACTAGAGAATTATGTAGACAGCTTAGGATATGTCCGGAATGCCGTAAAAATAAGCTTGTAGGCGAAGAAAAGATATGCCTGGAATGTTTAGCTAAGAAAGCAGAATACAGAGCCAGTCACCCAATAAGTGATGATAAGCGAAGACAAAACAACGAAGCGTTTAAACGGTATTCAAGAAACTTATACGCTGAACGCAAGAAAACCGGCACATGTGTTAGATGTGGAAAGGCTAAAGCTGTTAAGGGTAAAGCGAAGTGTTTTGTATGTCAGAGCAAAGATAATGCTATCCACAGAAAAAGAATTGAAAATAGGCAGAATATAAAAGAATATCGCAAAGAAAATTACTTGTGCTATCGTTGTGGAGAACCTATTGACAGACCGCAAGGACAGTTGTGTCAGAAATGCTGGCAGACAGACTATGAAAGGGGTAAAAGCCTTAAGAATGATAATAGCAAGCATTTATGGCGGTATGATAATCAATTTTTAAGAAAGCGGTGAACAAACGGAAGAAGAGAAAGATGAAATTATGCAAAGAATACAAGAATTAGAGTACTCAATGCATATCCACACTTTAATTCTGAAAGAAATGCAAAAAGTTTTAGAAGAAAATGTTCAAAACCAAGTTTCAGTACAAAAAATAATAAAGAAAATTGTCAAAATACTTGATAAATAAGGAGTATGTATGAGTAAGTCAGAACAGAAAAAGTTTAAGGAGCAAATGTTACGTGTTCAGATGAATAGGATTAGTAATGAACAGCAGAAGAAAAATTTTGAATCAGCATTAATATTAATTTTATGGGTGCTGCATGATAAATTCGGTTTCGGACAGCAGAGATTAACAAAAGTACAAAAAGAGCTTAAAGTACTTATAGATAACTACAATGACGGATTATTCACAGCAGAGGAGCTTGTTAATCAGTTATACGAAGAAACAGGAATAGAACATATTAAGTTTAAATAAGGAGATTGGCTTATGAAGTTTTCAGAACTGACTAAGCCGGAACTTGATGAGATAATTAAAAATGCCAATTTTACAGAAGAAGAATTGAGAATATTCAAGTTACTATCACAAGGCAGAAGCATTACAGAAATTGCTATGCGGCTGTCCGTGTGTGATAGAACAGTCAATCGCAAGATAAACAAAATTAAAAAGAAAATAAGTAAGTTGGAGGTTATAAATGATTAGGGTTACTCAAAATGGCGAAGACGTAAAAACAGAAAACATAACTCTTTCAGACAGCTTACTAAAGATAATTGCAGAGATAATTGACAACAAGTAAATATGTGTTACAATGTGCCGTAGAACGTGATAAATGCGGCACATTTATTTATATTATAAGGAGATAAAATATATGGAATGTGTTGCTTATATGAGAGTATCTACTGAAAAACAGGCTGTTGAGGGCAATGGACTTGATAGCCAAAAAAGAGACATTGAAAATTATTGTAGGAAAAATGAGCTTGTAATAACAGATTGGTATATTGACGATGGTTACACAGGTACAAATATGGATAGACCGGAACTTCAAAGACTTGTGAATGATTGTAGCCGCAAAAGAGTAAGTTGTGTTGTTGCTTTTAAGCTTGACCGATTATCAAGAAATATGATTGACGGAATATATCTTATCGAGAAAGTATTTCAAAAGTATAATGTCGTGTTTAAATGTGTTCACGATAGCGTAAATTATGATAGCCCAATGGAGCAGGCGTACACACAAATGATGGCTGTATTTGCACAGCTTGATAAAAATACTATGATGTTGCGTATGCGTGGCGGTATGCTTGAAAGAATTAAGCAGGGTTACTGGATGGGCGGTGGCAATTTGCCGTATTGTTATTCCTACAGTAAGGAACAAGGCATATTAATACCTATCCCGGAACGTGCAGAACAAGCAAGAAAAGGTCTTGAATTATTCATATCTGGCTATTCAGATGCGAAAATTAAAGAAATTTGTGGCTTTAAGTCTGAACTTGTTACTAGAAGCATTTTGACCGGCGTTGTAAATATCGGAATGATACCTTACAAAGGCAAAATATATCAAGGAAAACACGAACCTATTTTTGATAAAGATAGGTTTAATCTTGGATTAGAACTAAGAAAGTCAAGGTGTTCAGCAAAAACTTACTGCATAACTGAACCTAATTTATTGACCGGATTATGTTATTGTGGAATTTGTGGTTGCAAAATGCGTTATCAAAAATGGGGCAGTGAAAAACATAAGATTTATTGCTGTTCAAGAAATAAATCACTTTCATATCTGCCTAATTATAATGCAAGCTGTAATAATTCGCTTGAATGGGCGGACGAGATAGAGAAACAAGTAGAAGAAGAAATCCTTAAAATATCGCTTGATTTATCATCTTACAAGCCAAAAGAAAAGGCGACAAAACTTGAAATTATGCAATCACAGCTTGAAAAAGAGCAGATTAAGTTGAAAAGATTATATAATCTATACGCTGATGGGAATGATACTATCTTGGAAATGATTAAAGAGCTTGAAACACAGATTAAGGAAATGAAAGCTAATATTGCAGTAGAAAGCAAAAACGCAATTAATACACAGAAAAAGGAGTTTGTTTATGAGAACATAAAAAAACTTGCCGACATTTGGGATAAGGTCGACAAGAAACAAAAAAACATGATACTTAAGACTATAATTGACAAGATAGTAATTGTCAATGGAAATATTGAAATACAGCTTAAGAATTTTTAGCACAAACTTAATGCAGTTCCTATAGCATATAGGAAGTGCTAATGCCGCATTTATCGCGTTTTACAATTATATAATTTCAGCATTGTCGCTTATATGTCGCACATATGTCTATTATGTGTCGCTATAAGTGATTTTTTTTATGCAAAAATGTAACTAGAAAGAGAGGTAGTGCAAATGTTTTCTGATGAAGTAAGAGAAAAAATCTTGAGTAAAGAAGAATTACAGAAACTTGACTTAGTGACATTATCTCTTGTTATCCACGCAATCGAGGAAGTTTTAGAGGAGGCAGACAATGAACAATCCTTATCAGCAACCGATTATGAGTAATTATGTACCTCAATATGGAGCATATCAATATAATCCTATGGCAAATATCCAGAGATTTCAGCCGCAGGAGCAGATGCAGCAATCACAAGTTCAGCAAACTATTCCACAGCAGATAATAGGTATTAACGGCAGAGTTGTGCAAGCAGTTGAAAATATAAACGCTAACGAGGTCCCTATGGATGGCTCAATGGCTTTTTTTCCTAAGCAGGATATGTCGGAGATTTATGTTAAGGGCTGGAATGCTGACGGAACAATTAGAACGATTGTGTATAAGCCTTATACAGCCCCTAAAGATAATCAGACAGTAAATTCTATGCCTGATGCAGAAAATGCTAAATTTACCCTATCAGATGAAAGCACACAGCTATTTCTGAATAAGTTTAAGGAATTGTCAGAGAAAATAGGGCAGTTGGAAGATAGATTTGATAAATCTTTAGGAACGCAAAGAAAAACTTCAAGAACTCAAAGCAAAGGCGGTGATGAAGAATGAACCCAATTAACATTTTTCAGATGATGAAAGCTGGTCCGCAACAGTTCATACAACAGATAATGGGAAATAATCAGATGATGAATAATCCTATGATGAAAAACACAATGCAAATGGCACAGCAAGGTAATATGCAAGGAATAGAGCAGATGGCTAGAAATTTATGCAAAGAAAAGGGGTTAAATGCAGATGATGTATTTAATCAGATAAAAAGTAGATTTGGTAATTAGTAGCATATTAGATGTCTTTGCAAATTACCTGGGTGACATCTTTATGAATATATTTTTAGGAGGTAACAATATGTTTTCAAACTCAAATTGTGCCAGCATACCTTTAGTTGCTAATATTGACAGCAACGGCAATAACGGCGGATGGGCTGACGGAGGATGGCTTTGGATAATCGTTGTATTCGCATTACTCTTTGGATGGGGCAATGGTGGATTTGGTGGCTTTGGCGGTAACAATGGCGGTGGCTATGTTGCGACAGCGGCTACACAGGCTGATATTCAGAGAGGATTTGACAATTCAGCAGTTATCAGCAAGTTAGATGGCATTTCCAACGGACTTTGTGATGGCTTCTACGCTATGAATAATAGTATGCTCACAGGTTTCAATGGCATTAACACAAATATCATGCAGACAGGCTATGGCATACAGCAGGCTATCAATGCTGATACTGTTGCTAATATGCAGAATACAAATGCATTACAGGCGCAGCTCGCTAACTGCTGCTGTGAGACAAGAGAAGCTATTCAAGGCGTAAACTACAACATGGCAACTAACACTTGTGCTTTACAGAACACAATGTGCAACAACACAAGAGATATTATCGACAGCCAGCAGGAAGGAACGAGAGCTATCCTTGATTTCTTAACAAATGATAAGATAGCAACACTTACAGCAGAGAACAACGATTTACGCAGAGCCGCATCACAGGATAGACAGAACGCACTTCTTACAACTCAGATGGCAGCTCAGACACAGCAGATTATCAACTCTGTAAATCCTACGGCTATTCCAGCTTATGTTGTGCCTAATCCTAATGCTTATGCTTATGGATGTGGTTGCAATACAGGATGTGGCTGCTAAAACTGAATAATTGAGTATCTTAATTGAGTTTAACTCGATTATGTCTGCTAAGCAGTATTACTTATAAACCCAAGGGCAGACTATAATGTTTGCCCTTATTTTGTGAAAGAGAGGATTTTATTATGGCTGAATTTTCAAATGTTGCAACACAGACAGTTGCAGTAAACGGAAATGTATTATTTACAGATGCGCCAACGTCTGTATGCAATAAAGGATATATTTCGCACAGAACAGGAAGCGGATTAATTAACCTTAAAGGCGCTACCAACACTTGCAAAGCAAAGTACAGAGTAGAATTTAACGGAAATATTGCAGTTCCTACAGGCGGAACCGCAGGAGCAATTTCATTAGCTATTGCTGTCGAGGGCGAGCCAGACTTATCTACACTGGCAATCTCTACACCAACAGCAGTTGAAGCATTTAACAATGTGTCTATGGCAACAGATGTATGGCTTCCTTGCGGTTGCTGCCAGGCAATTTCTGTCAAAAACACATCTACACAGGAAATTAGTGTAGCAAATGCCAATATTACAGTTAATCGCGTTGGCTAGGCTTGCTTGAAATGTATGCAAGAAGCGCATTGTCAACAATTTTGCTGATTGGTATTAGAGTTTGCTCGGAGTATTCTTTCAGTTTCTTTTCAACCTCTTTGTTAAGAGTTGTAGAGAAACGGACACGATTCTTCAGTTCATTTTTTGGCATATTTGTACCACCTTTCATAAATTTAATTAAGTTTAACACATTTTTTTATTGAAAACAAGAAAATGATTTGATATAATTTAATTAAAGTTAATTAAAGTTGATTAAGTGAGGTGCGAAAATGGCTAGAAACAGTTTGTACAATGACTTGACAGGTATGAAATTTGGGGCGCTAAAAGTATTAAAAAGGCACGAAGGGAAAACTGATATTTCAAAATCTTGTTACTGGATTTGTCAATGCGATTGTGGGAATATTGTAAGCAGAAGGACATCGACATTAAAAAGGGCAAGTAAAGGCTCAATTCCTAATTGCGGTTGCTTAAATGCAAAAAGACTAAAGAAGTGTTCCTTATCAATGAAAAAACACGGCATGTCTAAAACAAGAATTTTTGGAATTTGGGAGAATATGCGTGACAGATGTAATAATCCTAATTCACAGCAGTATTATTTGTATGGCAAGCGTGGAATTAAAGTTTGTAAGGAATGGTCAAGTGATTTTTTGACTTTTTACAATTGGTCTATCAAGAACGGGTATAGGCAAGGACTATCCATTGACCGAATAGATGTAAATGGAGACTATGAACCTAACAATTGTAGGTGGGCTACTGCAAAACAACAAATAAGAAACAGAAGAAATACCGTTTATGTTAATATAGGCGGCGTAAGAAAAACTTTAGGCGAACTTTCGGAAGAATATAACATTAAATACAACACCCTTTATGGTAGGTATAGAAGACATAAAGGAGCATCGGATTTTAGCGATATAATTAAATAGGAGGCTTAATATTATGCATAAATGGGCTAAACAGATTATGGAATGTGTCAAGGCTAAAGTTGAAGCAATCGGATTAGACAGCTTTGAGGGACAGAACCTTGACGATTTAAAGGATTTTACAGAAATAGCGAAGAACATAGCTTGCTTTGACAAAGATTATAGAATTGTTGAAGCTATGGAAAAGTCAGAAGATAACGAAGATATTATGCGTATGCTTGAACAGTACGAAGATTATCCGGACAGAAGATTTTACGACCACTACCGCTATGCAAATGGCAGGTTCGCCCCTAAAGACAAGGGAACATACCACAGAGGATATGAAGAACCACCTTATTACCATATGTACCCAGAAGCAGAACATATGAGGGATATTGATAGAGATTATGGCAAGATGTACTATACAGAGCCAATGTCTGAAAGTAATTACGACAGAGCAAAGAGAAACTACACAGAAACTAAGGAAATGCACAAGGCTAATACACCAGAAGATAAGGAACACAAGATGAAGTCGCTTGACAGCTACACTAAGGAACTTGCAAGCGATATTACAGGTATGGTAGCTGATATGTCGGCAGAAGAGAAGAATTTGCTTAGAACAAAGTTAAGCACTCTTGTATCTAAGATATGATTTTAAGGGCTATGAGTAGCAATATTCATAGCCTGTTTTATTCAGAAAGGAGCATACAGATGGTTTTTAGCATTAATGGCACAATGTGGCAAGTACAATATGAAAATTCAAATTCAAGTGAATTAAAGCGGTCAGACAATGTTTCTGTGCTAGGTGTAACTGATAGAAATGCACATACAATTTATCTATCAAATGCCTTGCGTGGATTTATGCAACGCAAAGTGCTGATACACGAAGTGTGCCACGCAATCTGTATGTCCTATGATGTGTATTTGCCTATCGAACAAGAAGAAATATTGTGTGATTTTGTAGCAACATATGGAGATGAAGTATTTGATATTGTTGATATGGTTTTAGGAGCAGTTAGGAGAGTGGGATGATGAGTATTGATGAGTTATTAAAGATAGTTCAAAAGACTAATCCGACTATGACTAAAGAATTGTTGATATATGAGCTTAGTCAATGCCGGTATGCAAGTAAAGCATTGATTTATACAGAAAAATGTTGTCAAAAAATTTTGAGGTAACGCATTCGATACGCCCCCAGGTATGGCATTTTATATTCGCAATTTCGATTTTGACAATTTTCAAAATTTGGTTCAGATTTCGTTCAAATCCTACTTAAAAAATTAAAAAAATTTCTCACAAAATTATAATGCGCCATTTCAAATACCCCCGTCATATGCAATTTTGTATTCAAAAATTCGTGAAAAACTTTTCCCCAAATTTGACCTCAATTTTGTTTAGATTTGCCCTGAAAAATTGATGAAAAACTTTAGAACTTTAACAAGGCAAAGCTCAGCCTATATTATATATTGTTTTTTAACGCGCTTGTGGCTGTCTTTTCCTTTTTCGTAAGGTTTTATGTAAACCACTTTACCGGTTTTGTAATGCCGAAAATGTCCCCGAACTTCCCAACACCCTGCTATACGATGTATTTTTTTGCTTTTAATTTTTGTTATAAGCTTGCTGTTAACTGTTTTAATTTTAATATTGTTAATTTTAACAGTTTTTACAACATTGCTATCCGCTTTTGCTTTGCTGTTGCCGTTTTTCTTTTTGCTCTTCGTGCTTGTGTGCGCTTTTTCTTGTCTTTCAACTTCTTTGATTTCTGGATGCTGCATAATCCAGTTAAGCCAGCACATTACTTTTAAGAATAATTTAAAAGGGTCGCAAGCTGTCACCATTTCGTTTTCTTTGTATTTTTCTATTTCTTCATTTTTTCGTTTCTGCTTCTTATATATTTCTGCGGCTGCATCGTTAAAATTTACACAATTGCAACTCTCCGAATGCAAACCATAGAAAATATAAGGCATTTCGCATAATAAGCTGCAATCCCATTTATATGTATTAAAAGCATTATTAAAAATATCCGCATTAATTACAGCTTTATCATCTTTGAGCTCTGTATCAAACAAGATAAAGCCGTTAAATTCTGGATAATTAACAATCAAAACCCCATTTTTAATGATTGGAGTAGGTATAAGCTCCGCATTTTCTTCTATATTTTCTAAAAAATGGACTGTATCTGCAAAATTAACAACAATACTGTCTAAATTGTTAATCTTTGCGGCTAATTCTTTGCCTTTTTGCTCTTTTAATAATTCTATCTGTTTGTCTGTTTTCATCCATCTATTACCTTCTCAAATAATTAAAAAGTCAATAATAAGTGGGGTATTATGCCCCACTTACACAATTAACATTATTATTTTAAAATTTCCTTAATAGCCCATTCTAAATGGTAATCATAGCGAACAACTTTTTCTGTAAGTTCTTGTTTTCCTATTTTTGAAGCAATAGCTTGCAAAATTTCGGTGTTATTATCACATTCATCTAAAGAGTCTTTAAATTCTTCTAAATCTTCAAACTCTTCTTGTAGTTTACTGCTCTTGTTGTAAATCTCCATAATTATCCCTTTAATATCTTCATCAAAGCGATATTCTGGGGCAATAGTGCAGACAATTACCTCTGTTTCTATTTCCTCACATTCTTCTTCATATTCAGCCTTGAGTTGAATATCATCAAGCGTAATTCTGTAAAAATCATACATATAGATTTTGCTTTTTTCGGAATAGTTGAGAACATCTATAAGAAGCAGTTCAGCGCTTGCAACCGTAGCTGTGCCCTTATCGTCAAGTTGCCATTTATCCCCTACATTTGGGATTTTAAGCACTTCCTCATATTGTTCCTTGTAACATCTGGCATCAATCTGTATTCTTTCCATAATTCTCACCTTTTTAACCTCTCTTAATGATTAATTGTAGCATTTTAATAACCAAAATGCAATATTATCCCTTACAGGGCGAGAGCAAGCCGGGGAATTAAACCCCGGAAGCGCCAGTCTTGCCTAAATACAACTTTTGAGTGCTAATCTTTTAACCTCTTCATATTTGACATTAACAAGATATTTTGCGCGGTCAAAATTGACCTTTCCGCCTGTGCAATTAACAATGTAATTTGCGCATTCTATGTATTTATTAAACTCTTTTTCATATGCTTTATCAAAAGCCTTTTCTAACTCTGCATTTTCGGGATTGCTTTCCCATTCTTTCTCTATTACGTCACAAGTCCTTACAAGCTCGCAATATTCGTCAATTAATTCATATAATTTTTTCATAACCTTGTACCATTTCGCCGACTGTGTTATAATCGGCTTACCTTTCTTTTTGATTGGTGGCGGTTCGTTCTTGGTAGGAGTGACCGCCTTTTTTTATTTGTAACCTAATACTAACACCTTTTAAGGTGTATGTCAACACCTTTTAAGATGTTTTTAAATTTTGTTTTTAAGTGTTGCAAAACTGCAATATTTTATATATAATAGTAAAAAACAAAACAGAAAGGAGCTTGCAAATGATTACATATAAAATAGATGTATTAAAAGAGCTGGCACAGCGTGGCTACACCGCTAACAGAATGAGGAAAGAGAAGATATTAAGTGAAAGCACAATGCAGAATCTAAGAAACAGGAGTGACATTAATACAAAAACTTTAAATACATTATGTATTATATTAAGATGCCAGCCAAACGACATTTTAGAGATAGTACCAACCAACGACGAAAAAATAAAATATTTTTAAATAACACTAAAAAGGGTGTTGACAATGTAACACTATTGGTATATACTTAAGATACATTAAAAGAAAGGACAGCCAAAAGGCTGGAAGGTGGAAAGGATGAAAACAATCGAATTATTAAACAAGGCTGTTGAGCTTGGATTTAGCAGAGAAAAGGCACTTGCTGACATAGACACAAGTCTTGATGAAATAATCGGAGCAGAAAACAGAAAGCCAATTACAGAAGAGGAAATAAGCGAAGAGCTGGCGAATGATATTTTATTCGGGTTTGAATGTGAAAAGGGAAATAATTAAGAAAGGTTAAAAGGTGAAATATTATGAGAATGATAAATAGTTTTGACAAAGAAGCAGAGTTTGAGAGCTTAGAAGAAGCTAAAGAATATTATTATCCAGAAATGGAGATGACAGAAGAAGATTATACCGGCGACAACTTCGCCGAATACCTCAAGGCGTGGGAAGAGTACAAGAAAGGTATTAAGGAAGCTAAGAGCCTTCAGGAGCTGGCGGATGTGTTAAACAGATATTCTAATGAGTTTGATAACGGCAGTAAATGGGATATAATCGAACAAAAATTTGATTATTTTAACGGCAACGACTGGAAAAAGGTATCTGAAAGCTGGCTTGATGGTGTTAATCTGGACGGCTTGAAAGAAGTATTTGAGGATGTTAATAATCACATTAAATGTGTGTATGAAGACGGCAAAGAAGTGTATTACGAAAATGTACACGGCACTTGGGGATTTCCTACAGTATTCAGATAAACAGAATATAAAGCAAATAAAAAAGAGGGCTTTAAGCCCTCTTTTTTCTACGTCATACGTTACTATTTAAGAAATACAAAAACGTATATTTCAATACATTTTTGTTACTGTTTATGCTTAATATAATAAACAGCTTTTTATATTATGTCAAGCCCCAAAATAAAATTGACTTTATAATATATTTATGCTATATTATTTTAATAATTAAATATATAAGATTTACACCCGATAATATTAATATTGTTATCGGGTTATTTTTATGTTATTAATATATATAATATCAGTTAGCTGGATAAGCTCCAGCAGAAAGGGGAATATATGGAGAAATTACAGGAAGCACCAGACACACCGGAGATATTCCAGAATGACATAGAATTATATCTGACAAAATTTTGTGAAGAGCATAACATCGAAGATATGACCAAAGAGCCACAGAGCAGATGGAACGCCGCTCTAATGTATATTAATAAATATGTTTTTAGTGATAAAAGTATATTAAAGTTAAATAAGAATATTAATAAAAATAATACTAATTGTATTATGGATAGTAATTTTTATATGTATGATTTAGATAAATTAGAGTATATATTATATATATATTATTATATGTGTTCTATGTATGATAAAGAATGTAGTATATTAGGCTTTAGCTTATTAACTGGAATACATAAAGATACTTTTATGGATTGGGGAGCGAATGAAAGAAAGCTAAGTACAAAGGGCTTCGAATTGGTTCAAAAACTGCGCGATTTTAGAGAAGAAAGTTTATCCAATAAGCTTGCAACTGGTAATAAAAACCCGGTTGGAATTTTGGCAATACTCAATCGTCATTTTGCGTGGAATCTTCCCGGTGTTAGTAGAGAAAGTGGCAATAAAACAGCTCTAACAGCCGCAGAAATACGCCAACAATTAAGCCAAAACAATACACAATTAATGCATAAGCAGCAGATAAACGCTATAAACAATTCTGACACAATTTAAACAGCTTAGAAACCGCTTAAATACTGGGTTTGTGAGTGGTAAACATTTAGATAACGCTGATAAATTAAGGTTTATCGGCGTTATAGTATGGATATGGTGTTAATTGTGTTAATTGTTTGAGAATATGGCATAAAATAGACACAATTACACGGACAAGGGCGGAGGGGGTTAAAAGAACATATGTTCGACCGACTGCTAAGTCGCACGAGCAACTTCTTGGATTTTATTCTGTACCACAGAATAGAAATATGTTATAATATATATAAATAAATATAAGGAGTTGATATATTATAAACACATTACAAGAATTATTAAATAACAATATCAATATAGATACCGCTAATAGAATGTTAGATAATTATAATTCTAAGATTAACACTTATAATGGTATCTATATAATTACTGATATTACTTATGATTTCAATACAAAGGGCAGAGATGTAACTCTTAAATGTACAGAGTGTGGGCGAGTAATACATAGAACTATGATTAAAGGTCGTAACAAGTGGAGCGAGTTAATTAAAACTTGCCCCTGCCAAAAGCTTAAACGCCAAGAGGAAGCCAAAAGCGAACTTGAAAAAATTTTAAAAAATGAAAAAGAGGTCATTCTTTCAAGGGTTGGGGAAAATTATGGTGATTACAAAATCGTATCTATTCAAGATATTGATACAAACCCTAAATATGTAATGCAGTGCAATCAATGTGGAGAGAAAAGAACTATGTTAGCCACTTTAAAGTCCTTTGAAAAGAGGAATTTTCATTGTGCAAAACATTATATCCAGCCCATAAAATTTGACAATTCATATATAGGCCGCAAAAACAATAGACTCACAGTTATAGGTATAGCAAAAGATGAAAAGAAACATAGGAAATTTGTTTGTAAATGCGATTGTGGTAGTATCAAATTAATTGAGCCCTGTTTTTGGGAAAAAGGAGTTGTTAAAAGCTGTGGCTGTCTTAGTGAAGAAAGTAGATTGGAACATTCTGAAGAATTAGATAGGCTGAGAAGAATACACAACGGGATGATACAGAGATGTTATAACCCAAATTCTCATAGTTATGCTAATTATGGCGGACGTGGGATTAAAATATGCGAAGAATGGAGCGATAGAGAGAAATTTATAGACTGGGCATTAAAAAACGGCTATTCAAACGATTTATCTATTGACCGAATAGATGTTAATGGCAACTATGAGCCTAGCAACTGCCGGTGGGCTGATTGGCAAACGCAGAGCAATAATAAGCGGCCTAGTGACGAATGGAAAAAGCGTAAGCCACGAGAACATATGCATTGGGTTATAGATGGCGTGTCTAAAACAAGAGAAGAATGGTGCAAAGAATACAATATAGGATTGCCAGCTGTACTGTATAGAATTAATAAAAAAGGTATGTCCATAGAAGAGGCGTTGAAGAAGCCTAAGGAAACATTAGGAAGACCAAGAAAGGTTGAAATTAATGAGAACATCAAGTGACCCAAAAGAAAGTACAATCAAATTGAGACTTAATGACGAAACGAGAAAACATATTGAAAAAAAATCAAAAAAACAAGGCGTTTCAATGTCTGAATATATACGAAAATTGATAGAAAAAGACATTTACAACAAGTGCTAATTGTTGTATAATAGACACATATTAATCAATCACAAGATATTCAATAAACACATCAGAGAATCAGCTAGTCGGCTGAATAAATTCCAAAAAAATTTTAAAAAAATAAAAAAAGAGTTAGGAGTTATAAATGCAGGGCAATGAATACCAAAAATTGGCTATGCGTACTAACGATAAAATGACTAATCATAGGCAGGCAGGTGATGTCTAATGCTTAAGCCGGAGGAAGATTGCTGTAATTGCTTGTATAAATTTAAAATGTGGTTTGAAACGCCTTGTAAAAATTGCAATGGTAATCCAGACACGCATCCTAACGGCGTAGATAACTTTGTAGAACAGATTGATAGTACAAATGATATTGCAGCACTCTTTGAAGATAAAGAGTAGCTTAATTGCCCCTTAGCCAAGCGGTCAAGGCATAAGATTTTGATTCTTACATCATCAGTTCGATTCTGATAGGGGTAGTTCGCAAGTACTTAATCGTTACTTGCACCTTTGAACTTACTGGTTTGGTGGAATTACCATGACATTAAGTTCTCCTTTCACCTCATAGCAAGAGCTGTTAAGGACCGTCAGAAAGTCCGTGAGGTTTTACGCATATCCCACACAAATATGCGTAGTAATTATTTCAAATATTTCATAATCAGCAGTTATCCTTAAGGGATAGACGGCGAGCGAAGCCACTTTCTTTGAACAGTCCAACTGCACGGGCGTAACCACTTCCATCCAGCTTTGCCACGACCTGTTATAGGTGTCATAGCCTATACTGCTGTTAAGGCTAGCACTTTATATTCCCTCAAAACAATATTTTTAAGCGTATAAATGACCTCTAAAGAATTTATAAATGTGAATTGTTTAATCTCTCTGTGCTAGTCTTTTTTATTTCAACTTGTCAGAAATTCTTACAAGTTGACGGATAGTAGTTCAGTTGGGAGTAACGCTTGATTTATTCAAGTAGTCACAGGTTCAAGTCCTGTCTATCCGATTACAACAAACTAGGTTAGCTACCGAAAAGCACTTCCGCTGTGCCTGTTTGTTGTTTTTACCAATTAAGCGGAGTATGTATCACAGGCATACATAAATAATATCAAGCGGAGGTATTCAATATGGCAGACATTAAAAATGACAACTACATAGCAATTCAAGGGTTTATGGTAAAAGAATTAGGACTTACAGGAAACGAACTAATTGCTTATGCTTTGGTATATGGCTTTTCGCAAGATGGTGAAAGCAAATTTAAAGGAAGCTTAAATTATGTTGCAGAATGGCTTAATTGCTCAAAAACAACAGCATTTAATCTTCTTAATAAGCTGGCAGATGACGGCTTTATCAAAAAGACAGAAAAACTTATTAATGGAGTAAAATTTTGTAATTATAGTGCAATTAAACTTAATGATGAAGAATTAAAAGAAATAAAAGCAAAAAAACAAGACCGAAAAGAAAAAGAAAAACTTGAACGGAGTTTAAAAAAATTGAATACCCATTCAAAAAATTTAAAAAGCCGTTCAAAAAATTTGAACGAGGGTGTTCAAAAAGTTGTAACTAATAAAAATAATATAAATATAAAAGATAATATAAATGACAATATAGGTAAGGACAATACATCAATTAACATTGATGGAGAGGTACATACATCGTTTTCAGAGAAACCGACGGCAAGAGCTGTCACAAGAGATGAAATGTTGCTTAAAGAAAAAGATATGGTTGATAGGTTTAATAACATCTGTGACGACGATATAGATAATTCAGCTATATGCGATTGTGTTAAAGATGGATTTAAGATGTATATGCAGTTATATGAAATCTATTTCCATAAAGTACACCCAATACTTACAGATAAGACATTAAAGAATGTATGTTTTGTCCTATCAACTATCACAGATACGGAACACGGACATTTCGACGCTGATGCTATATACGAAACAGACGATAAGGGCATTACAGTTTTACAGAGAATGATTAATGACCATTTCATCAGAGAACATAGAGAAAGCACTAACTACTCAATAACACATTTTGCCAATGCTGAATATCTTGGCAAGCTGGCAAATAGATTTATAGAAATGTAAAGGAGTGATGTTTATGAAAAAGGAAATAGTGGAAGCGATACTAACAGCAATAAATCTCACATTGATTTACTTAATAAATAATATGGCTGGTTTGGCAGGCTTATTAGTTTTTGCATTTGGGGAATTACTAATGGCATTAACAATCTATAACAAATATAGATAGGAGTGATTATTATGGCTATGGGCGTACACCCACTAAACAAAGATAAGTTTTATAAAGCAATTAACTTATACATATCGGGGCGGGCTTCACAAGTAAAGGCGGCAAAAGTAGCAGGTTGTAGCGTGCCGACATTTAAGAAATACGCTAACAAGATTTATGGCGGCGAGGAATTACCAGATAATTTATGGGGGAAGAATGATGATTAAGAGAATTGTTAATCGTTGGATAAGACACAAGACAAAGAATCTGACAGAAATACCACTTTTTACAATGATATTTAACTATCGTAAATATAAAGCAGACGGAAAGAAAGACAGTTGCATGTTTTACGCACATCCAGATATTGCCAATGATGAATTTGTAAAGGGCAAATTACAGGAAGTTGTTGACTATATCAGAGATAACTATGATTTGGATATATTTACGAAGATTTGAGGTGCGATATGTGTAAGTTTTGCGAGGAAAAATTTCCTGTCATAACACATTATGGCAAATTTAAGATTGATAAGTTGTCAAATAAACCTGTAATTACATGCGACTTGAATAAATGTCCGTCCTTTGCAGTGTGTTGCAGTAAAGAGATGAATGTTGAAATGGTAATGAAAATAGCTTATTGCCCTATCTGCGGTAGAAAGTTGGTGGAATGATGGCAGAACCTTTAAGTAAATTAGCAGAAAAATGTAAAAGTTGCCCTAAATCTGAAAAATGTGACCATAAAAGAATGGAGTTATGCGCTTTAATGGATTTGCCACCACAAAATTGCGCAAGTGCCACACAAGGCATTTTGATAGACAATATGTCGCCTATATTGAGGGAAGAAATAAAAAGTCCTTTAAGTCCATTTAGGTACAAAGACGAATTAGAAAAAGCGTTAAATGAACGAATATACAAACAGCTTTTTACTTATGGCTCTTAGAAAGTTGGTGAAAGAATGATTAAAGAAGCATTGTTGGATATTTCAAAAGGATATGTCAAAGTTTTCTTTGATGGTAACCCAGTTGATAGTATATATAGTGTAGATGGCATTACAGACGATGAGTCTGGAATGAAAAAGATACAACTTACTTTTTTAGCGAAAGAAGTGCTTTTTAAAGAATAACCTAAGAGTTTGCCAATTTTGCAAAGGGGGATTACTATGAAACATCAAAAAGAATGGCGCACTTGCGACAGGTGCGGAAAAGAGATAAAAGTAGGGCTGTTGTGTATGAACTCAATTACAAGGAGTGGCATATTAAATATGACTTACGATTTATGTAATGAATGTATGGAAGATTTTGAGAGGTTTATGAGGAATGAAAACATTGATTGTAGATGATTTAAACATTCCACCAAGTGTTATCGCAAGTGCCATTGTCAATAGAATTCCACTTAATGAAGATAAAAACTGCCACATTGAACATTGGAGTACCAGATGGAGAATTGAAAAGGATGGAAAACGTACTTGTCTGGAAGTTAAGAAATTAAAATAAACAATTACCGACTACAAATTGATTGTAGCCGCTGACCTTAGAGAGTTAAAGGCTGATAAAACATAGAAAGGAATAGAAATTATGAAAAAGAAATTTTTGACATTAGGAATGATAATCTGCATTGCACTTGGAATGGTTGGTTGTAGAACGGCAGATGTCGTAAACCACAATCTGTCAAAAGATGGAGATGAGTTTAATCTCTATCGAAAAATTACAGTTACAAATGCAAGAACAGATACAATTATGTTGCAGGCAGAGGGGTATATGAGCCTTAGCAACAACAGTACTAATGAGCTTGTAGTTACTATCAAAACAGGCGAGAACACATATTATAAAGATTATATATATCTTAACGATTGGACTTGTTATGTTATGGAACAAACAGAACCAGTCGGGACAGATAAGTACCATTATGAATTGACGTTTTACCCTGAAAGATTAGTACCAGATATTGATATTAAATAAATAATATATTACCGCCGCATAAGAGGTTTGCGGCGCTACCCTAAAACAATTATAGGCAGAGGTCTATAAGCACCTTTGCTGAAAAGTGGAGGTGCTTTTCTTGAATTCTGAATTATATCAACTGATAGATGAATGCGAAAAATACATATCCCAAAAAGGAATAGATGAAAACATTATAGAAGTCTACTACAACGTGTGCCAGCTTGCCAAGAATGAGGGTGAAATTGACACAATGTTAAAATGTACGGCTAGGACAAAAGAACTCATAGAAAAGGCTTGTATGCGTGATATAGGCATAGATATTTTTGAACTTGAAAAATATACATTCAACAACAATATAGACAATGATTTAGTCAATAGATATTTTGATACCTTATTGCTTGAAGCTCCGCACTTATTTCACAGCTATTTGCTTTATCTTGAAAAAGACAGAGAAGAGAGTGAAAGATTTTATCAGCCAAAAATGAAACAGCTTAATAAATACGGGCTTATTCAAGCTATGCAAGATTTGGAAGACGACAAATATAATAGATTATGTATTTCTATGCCACCAGGAACGCAAAAAACTACACTGGAAAAATTTTTTTGTTCTTGGATAATTGGCAAGCACCCTAAAGATTACAGCCTTTTCTTTTCTCACAGCAACGAAATTACAGGAAAGTTTTATAAAGGAGTGCTTGACATAACAACAGATGATAAAGAATATAAATGGAATGTTATTTTCCCTAATTTACCATTACAAAGCACAAATGCACAGGCACAAGAAGCTAATTTCGGCAAATACAAAGCATTTTCAAGTATTCAATGCTCATCAATAGGAGCTAAGAACGCAGGTAAGGTTAGAACTAACCGTTATTTATATTGTGATGACCTTATAGGCTCTATTGAAGAAGCACTTAATCCAATAATTCTTGAAAAAATATGGAGAATTTATGGAGTCGATTTAAAACAAAGAAAGCTAAACGAACAAGTAAAAGAAATAATTATAATGACCAGATGGAGCACAAAAGACATTATTGGACATATTATTGAGCTTTATGGAAACGACCCAAAGTTAAAAATTATTTCTATTCCAGATATTGACCCTAAAACAGGGAAAAGTAATTTTGACTATGAATATAATGGAATGTCGGTGGAGTTTTTTAATGATCAAGCACTGACAATGGATGATATATCTTATAGATGTCTTTATAAGCAAGATCCAATAGAACGTGAGGGATTGCTTTATCCAGAAAACAAAATAATGAGATATAAAGAACTTCCTAAAACACGAATTAAAAGAATTACTGGACAATGTGACACGAAATCCTCTGGTACTGATTTTTATGTGTTCCCTTGCCTGGTTGAATTTGAAGGATATGAGGGAACGTATTACTGCACTGATACTATATGCAACAATTCGGCAGATTACGAAAAACAATATGAAAATTCAGCAAATTTAATTGTCGATAACGAAATACAAGATTGCGATTTTGAAGCTAATCAAGGCGGAGATAGAGTTGCAAATGAAGTCAGAAAACGAGTAGAAGAAAAAGGCTGGTTATGCAATATATCAGACACTGCAACTGAAACAAACAAAGAAGCAAGAATATTTCAATGTTCTAGTTGGGTATTGCAACATATTGTGTTTAAAGATAGAAGCCTATATGAACCCAAGAGCGATTATGCAGAGATGATGAGTTGGTTGTTGAAATATTCAGTATCTGGTAAAAATTTGCACGATGATGTACCGGATGTTTTTTCAAATTTTGCATTAAGAATGAAAAGAGGAAATAGAGTAAAAAAGACAGTAATTATGTCAAGTCCGATATAAGAGGAGGGTTTATATGACAACTAAGGACTAT